TACAATGAGTGGAAAGATAGAGGTGATTCACCAGGAAGACCAGTAGGTATACATACAGATCCTGCTATTATGGCTAAGACAAATAGAGGGGATGACAACAAAGATAGACTTGAAAACGGTAACTATGTAGAAGATACAGGAAACCATTTCGTTTATATCTTGGATAAAAATTATCAACCTGTAGAGCAAGCGTTGATAACTATGAAATCTACTCAAAAGAAAAAGTCTAAAACTTGGAACACTATGATTGGTACAAGAAGAAAACAAGGAAAGAAATCCATGTTTAATCCACCAAGATGGTCTACAGTTTATAGATTAAAAACAACTAAGGAGTCTAATTCACAAAACTCTTGGTATGGTTGGGTTGTTGAGTTTGATAAGTTTTTAGATGAAACTAAAGACACTAAACTTTTACAAACAACACATTCATTTTATGAGTCTGCTATGAAGAGTGATATCTTTGGTAAAGTAGATTTTGTTGAAGAAAAACAACAAATGAAAAAAGCTGATGGTGTTCCATTTTAATGATCAAGGATCTCTTAAATTTATTTCAAGGTGATCCTAGTCAGTATCTCACTACCGTTCTAACAGGGACGGTAGATGAGAGGGGCAAGCATGAAGCTGAATGCAGCACGGTCCACGAACCTGTTACTGAAGAAATTTGGAAGAAACATATCTCAGGTGAACTTAGGATTGGTATCAAGCCTGAAAAAGATGACGTTGTAAAATGGGGTTGTATTGATATAGACCCTCGTAGTTATAAAGATTATGCATCCAAAAAATATTTAGATATTATCAAAAATAATAATTTACCTTTAGTGCCTACAAGATCTAAGTCAGGTGGTTTACATTTATTTTTATTTCTAGATGATTGGTATAAAATTGTAGATGTAAAAAAAATTCTTAATGCTTGGAATGATAAATTTTTTTTAAGTGATGAAGTTTTTCCGATGAACAAGGCAATGAATATGCCTTATTATAAAGCAGATGCAACCACGGAACACGGCTATGATGAAAATGGTAATCCAATATTAGTTGGTAGATTTATAGAAATAGCACTAACAAAAAGAATAACATTAAAAGAATTACAAGATTTAAAAACAGAGGATTATGAACCTGAGTTTGATTATGGTAAGTTTCCTCCATGTATACAAAATTTGCTAAGAGAAAAATGGGCAGGTAATCATAGGAACGATATTTTATTTAACGCTGGTGTATTAGCTAACAAACAAAGTGATACGGCATTAAGTAAGGAAGAAATGTTTGATGTATTAAAAGAAAGAAACCAACAATTTTTTGTAAGTCCATTAAGTGAAAGTGAAATAAGAAGCTCAATATTAAAATCTATAGGAGTAAAAAATTATAGTTACAAATGTCCTCCAAAGTATGGAGCATTAAGTCCTATATGTAATAAAGAAGTTTGTAAAACTAGAGCTTTAGGTATCGGTTTTGAACCACCAAATATTATAAATGATTTTACTGATATAACTTACACAAGGTACATGAAAACTATTGAGTATAGTTTTAAATATCTTAGTGAAGATATAACAGTAAGACCAGAGGACATGGTAGATGAAAAAGCCTGGAGAAAGAAATTGTTAGGCTTCAGGATTTATTGGAAGACTTTAGAAAGACCTAAAAAAGCACCACCTCCTTTTGAACTGCTTATGCATCACATCGTTTCTAATGCCACAGAAGATACAGAGTCTAAATGGTTAGATGTATTAAATGAAGAGCAGTATGATATTCTTAAAAAATTCTTTGAAGATCATTTAGAGGTAGATGATTATAAAAAAATAAAAGACGGTTTTGTTGTAGTAGATTCTAAAACACAGATTTGTTATTTCAAACAAAATACTTTAAAAAGATTTATATCAGGTAAGAAATATTTTAATACTACAAAAGAAGCAATGAAATTATTAGATTGTCAGCATTTAGATTATCATGAGGGAGAAAAAAATGTTTGGTCTGTAAAAATGCCAGAGTTCGTTGTTTATAAAGAAGTAAAAAAGAAAACAGAAAAAAAGAAGAATGAGGTTTCAGAATTAGATGACGAATACCACACAGGAAAATTCAGAACTTAATTTACTTAAAGGTTTAAGAAAAAAAACTGTAAAGATATTTGGACCACCGGGCACTGGTAAAACTTTTACTTTGATAGAGAGGGTTTTAAAAGGACACTTAAAAAAAGGTGCTAGACCACAGCAGATAGCATTTTTATCTTTTACAAATAAAGCAGTGAACACAGCAAAAGAAAGAGCTCTAGAAGCATTCCCACAGTATGAGTCTGATGACTTCAATAAGTTTAGTACATTACACAAATATTGTAGAGGTTTTTTTGAAGAGGAAGTATTTGATCCGAAAGATTGTATGATTGATTACGCCTTACAAAACCACATTGTTAAACGAACTGACTCTAGATTATCTGAAGATGATTTTACTTACAAAGACTGGTCATTACAAATTTATAGTAAGGCAAGAAATTTAAGATTAAGTCCTACACAAGTTTACAAACAAGAGGCATATAAAAGAGATAGCTTGGATGTTTTTGTTCGTAAGATAAGAACGTATGAACATTATAAAACAGCTGGTGGTGAAAGATCTTTTATAGATTTTGACGATATGATTGAAAGGGCTGTAAGAGAGGTAAAGTTTCCACCATTAGATATTTTAATTTTAGATGAGGCTCAAGATTGCACACCTTTACAATGGGATGTAATTTATAAAATGGCTAAACAAGTTAATCGTATCTACTTAGCTGGAGATGATGATCAAGGTATTTATAAATGGAACGGTGCAGATCCTTCTTACTTTACAGATTACTTTCCAGGAAGAAAAGTTAGATTAAGAAAAACAAGAAGATTTGGTGAAGCTATTCATCACTTTTCACAAATAATACGTAGAGGTATACAGGGCAGTATTGAAAAAGAATATTTGCCATCAGATAAGAAAGGTTATGTAAAAAGTTATTTTGATTTTAGTGATATACCCATAAAAAAAGAAAAGGGTACTTGGTTTATTTTAGGTAGGATAAATAGCACTGTAAATGAATTAAGAATGATAGCAAAAGATGCAGGATTATATTTTAAAGATAATCATGAAAACAAATGTTTTGATCAGAAACAATGGCAAGCTATAAAAAGTTGGACAAGACTTTCAAATGACAAAAAGATAAATAAACACGATGCACAAAATCTTTACAAGTATATACGTGAGTTAAAGCAAACAAGTTTTAGAGGAGATAAGTTTTGGATAGGTGAACCAGATTTTAGAGATTATAACTTTGAAGAATTAAAAGATTGGTGCGGTCTAGATTTACCTGACAATGCAAAAAAGAAACCATGGTTTTGGATATTAAGAAGAAATTTTAAACCAAAACAAACAAGGCACTTTATTAGATTACTTAGACACTATGGACAAGCAGAGTTAGATGAAGAGCCTAAAATTATTATTGATACAATACATTCAGTAAAAGGAGATGAAGCAGATCATGTGGTTATGTACAGTAAAGGTAATTATGCTTCTGACTTTGGTCACAAAAAAAGAGACGAAAAAACAGATGAAAGAAAAGTTTGGTATACTGGAGCGACAAGAGCAAAAAGAACTTTACATTTACTTCGAACAGACTATAAGTATAACTATCCGATAGGAGCAGATTATTTAATCTTTATTAAGGAAAATATGAATGACTGATGTAGGAATGTTTGACAAACTAGATGATCCACAAGATAGGCAGGTAGGTGGCCGACACTATAAAGGTTATGCCATACAGCCATACGATTTTATTTCACAAAATAAATTAAATTTTTTTCAAGGAGTATGTATTAAATATTTAATTAGATACTTAGAAAAAGGGGGTGAAGAAGATTTACAAAAAGTAAAACACTATTGTGATTTAGAGATATCTAGATTACGAAAAGATAAGAGGGTTATTGATAAAAGAAAAATGCGAAAAGTGTGATGCACCAGCAATAGTTATACATCAAGAAGTAAATTATTGTGCACAATGTTACGCAGATAAAATGAATATTAAATTAGGAGAAAACAGTGAGTCTACAACTAACAATGAATTTTAAAAAACATATTTGGTCATGTCCGTCTGAATATAAAGATTTATCTTACGCTAACGAAATAGCTATCGATTTAGAAACTAAAGATGACGGAATCTCTGATGGCTTGGGTGCAGGATGGGCATTAGGTAAAGGTAATATAATAGGTTTTGCTGTAGCTGTTGAAGGATGGCAGGGCTATTTCCCTTTTGGACATTTTGGTGGAGGTAATATGATACCTGAACAAGTGAAGAACTATATTAAGAAAATCTGTGCCTTACCATGTAGAAAAATTTTTCATAATGCTCAGTATGATGTAGGTTGGTTAGAAGCAGAGGGTTTTAAAGTTAATGGTGAAATAGTTGATACCATGATTGCTGCAGCCATCATAGATGAAAATAGATTTTCTTATTCATTGAATGCCTTATCAGTTGATTATTTAGGAGAGATAAAAGCAGAGACCGATTTAAAAGAAGCAGCCGCTGCACATGGTGTTGATCCTAAAGCTGAGATGTGGAAGCTACCAGCAGAGCATGTAGGGTTTTATGCAGAACAAGATGCACGCCTCACGCTCCTACTATGGCAAAGATTTAAACAAGAGATACAACAACAAAGTCTCTCTACAGTTTGGGAGTTAGAATCTAAGCTATTACCTATCTTAATAAAAATGCGTCAACGAGGAGTGAGAGTAGAGGTAGAACATGCTGAAACATTAAAAAAAGAAATGATAGCCCAAGAAAAGAAAGTATTACAAGAAATAAAAAAAGTTTCAGGACAAGAGGTCGATATTTGGAATGCCAGAAAAATAGGATCAGCTTTTGACAAATTAAAAATAGATTATCCAAGAACTGAAAAAACTGGTGAACCTTCATTTACACATAACTGGTTAGTCAATTCTAATCATAAATTAGCTAAGCTAGTTCTTCAAGGTCGTGAACTAAATAAATTTCATGGAACTTTTTTAACTTCTATTATGAAGTATCAAGTTAAAGGAAGAATACATGGTGAGATTATGCAGCTTAAATCAGAACATGGCGGAACTGTGTCAGGTAGATTAAGTATGTCTAACCCTAATCTACAACAAGTGCCAGCTAGGAACAAAGATTTTGGTCCTAAAATTAGATCTTTATTCATTCCAGAGGAGGACCATCAATGGGGAAGCTTTGATTATTCTCAGCAAGAACCACGCATGACGGTTCATTATGCTGCTTCTATTGGTGATGGTTATGAGGGATCCCAAGAATTAATAGAGTCTTACAAAAAAGAACAAGCAGATTTTCATCAAACAGTTGCTGATCTAGTAGGTATTGAAAGGACTCAAGCTAAAACTATTGGTTTAGGATTAATGTATGGAATGGGTAAAAATAAATTAGCAGTGAGTTTAGGAGTTACAAAAGAAACAGCAGATGCTTTGATTTCAAAATATAATCGTAAAGTACCATTTGTAAAACAGTTATCTGATAAATGTATGTACACTGCACAAGAGAGAGGTGTAATAAGAACTAAGAAGGGTAGAAAATGTAGGTTCGATATGTGGGAGACAAAAGACTTTGGTTTACATGTAGCAGAAAAAGAAGATAATGCTATAGCTAAATACGGTAAGGAAAATATCAAAAGAGCTTATACATATAAAGCATTAAATAGATTAATACAAGGTTCATCAGCAGATCAAACAAAACAAGCAATGATAGATTGTTATGATGCAGGTTATTTACCAATGCTACAGATACATGATGAATTATGTTTTAATATTAAAGAAGAGAAGCAAGCAAAAGAAATAAAAAAAATTATGGAGCAAACGATAGAATTTAAAGTTCCGTTTGAAGTAGATTATGGTTTGGGCAGGTCGTGGGGTCAGGCTAAGTAAAGAAGACATTGCATATTGTGCTGGTCTTTTTGATGGTGAGGGTTGTGTTATGTACAAACAATACCCTAGATCTCGTAATGAGGGTAAGACATCACATTTAGTTTGGAAAATATCATTAGAGATTAATATGGTTGAATTAGATCCTCTTCATTATTTCTATAACGTATTTAGACTTGGAACTATCTCACATAAATCTAATTTAGGTTTTGGTAGAAAGGATCAATGGAGGTGGCGTTGCTCACATCGACAAGCCTTTGAAGTCGCAAAAAAAATATATCCTTTTAGTATTGTTAAGAGACCTAAACTACTTCAAGTAATTAATCATTATGAGTTTAAAAAACCGATAGGTGTCCTGCAAGAAAAGTACGATTTTTCAAAATTTTAAATTTAACCTAAGCTTGTGCTAAAGCTAAATTTTCTTGTATGTCCTGATATTTAATCGTATTTCTAGTAGACTTAATATCAGTTTCTGTCTTATGCATCTCCACAGTAACTCGGCCATTTAGAATTAAATCAGATGACCATTGGTTCTCAAGTTTCTGGAGCTTCACTAACAGTTTTCTTTTCTCCGGACTCATTAAGTTCCTCATAAGTTATGACGGTTTTTTTATGATTATAAAAGTCTTCATCCAAAGCTGTTATAACCCCGTCTTTTACTCGTTCTGAAAACTTATTTAATGCCTCTATGGCTGTATCAGCTTTGATAATATCCCTTAGATATTTACCACATGCTCTAGCTTGGATACGATAAGCTTTCATAGGATATAATATTAAAATTTATGCACCATGTCAACATCAGGGTCGCTAGACAGGCAATATACCTCTTTATGGGTCATAGATAGCCCTTTTTTTGCGATTTCGTCCTTATAACGGCTGAGATAGCTATGAAACTTTACAGAGCAGTCAGCATGGCTAATAGCCCCAGGAATGTATACCTGAGTGCATTGATCGTCCATATTTGGGTTGTCATTACACACATAACCAAATATTATCATTGCATAAACTAACTTCATTCAAATACATACCACAGGCAAAAAAAAGGTAAAGATCTTCTTGACTTATTTTTATATCTTATCTATATAAGTTGTTAATGACGAAAATGAATGATTATGCAAGAGAACCCTACGTAGAAGGCTCATGGCAGGAGAAAAGAATTATCGCTATGAACAGAGCCTCTCTTAAAAAAGGTTGGCCTTTCGATGAACGAAATCCTTGGTTTGATCAATGGGTTGCAATTTTAAATACAAACGCAAAATCTTTATTGGAGTTTAAAAAGGAGGATTGGTATGTTCAATCAAGAAAACGAACTTAGTTTTACTATAG